CAGCTTCAGGGTCTTGCATTCCGCCATCGTCGTTCATAGGAGGCTGAGCAGACATATCCATTTCTGGACCTGCTTCTTCGACGTCTCCGTCTTCGCCACCCTCTACTTCTTCGTTCTCGCCATCGTGCGGAGGAAGGTGATCTTGCGATCCGGATTCTGCATCCTCATCTTCCATTTCCGGTTGGGCAGATTCATCATCAGAAGATTGATAATCCCCATCAAAATCTTCACTCTCTGGTTGCTCTTCAAGCTCTTCTTCAGCAGGTTCTTCGTCCATAGGTTCTTCGTCCATAGACTCTTCGTCCATAGGTTCTTCACCTTCTTCAGGCTGCTCTTGACCTTCGAGTTCGGCTTGCATCTGAGCGAGCATCTCAGGGTCGATTTCTTCTTCGTCGCCCTCTTGAGGTTGCTCTTCGCCTTCTTCACCCTCTTCACCTTCTTGTGGAGGTGGTTGAGACTGTGTAGCGGCTGCGATGTCCATGATAGCACGAGAAGAATCAAGCCCTTTCTTGAGCTCGTTCCACTTATCTTTCAATGACTTCTTTTTAGGATCTTTCTTCAAAGGTTCTTTCCCTTCAACGATTTCCTGTTTGCCATCAGCTGTAACTTCTAACATTTCTTTTGCCATACATTACTCCGATTATAGGAAATCTACCAAGAATCGCTTCTGGTAGTATCCCTTGGCTGCGTCCATCTGCTTATCGATCATGGCTTGCAGATCTTTCAAACGATTCTGCAAGAAACCAGGTCCGAGAGTCGAAGTACTTTGTGAAGTACCGTCGATGCTGATAGAAACGCCGTTATGTGGGAAGAGGATCGGTCCCATGACCGAGAGCAACTTCATAGCTGCCAAGTTCTCAATCAACCCAACGAGTAACGCTGGAACTTGACCGTCTTGGAAACCTGCTCTATATTCTACTTGGATTGCCCCAGGCCAGTTATTAACTCCGCCAGCTCCGAGCGCATGAAATGCAAGACCAGAATAGAGGCTCGCAACGAAACCAGAGACAGTCACTCCGCTTGCAGGGACAAGCTGGATCGTCATTTCCATTGGCTGAGTGTGAATGTACTCAAGCGGAATATCGATCAGAGGGAATGATCCTGGGCCACCAGTTCCATTGTTGAATGTAAGTTGAAACTTTTGAACATCAAGGATCGGACCATGTCCGACTTTCATGTAGCCAAAGCTCCACCATTGTAAGTGAGAGCTATAGTCATGACGCTCACGGAAAGTAACAGGACTCAAGTATAAGTCGAGAGTGTGTTCAACTTCAGAGATAGCTTCATCAATATAGTGTTGCAGAGCATCATCAGTTACCTCTTCGCCAGTAAGGAACGAGCGAAGTGGAATACCGAAGAGGACCGTTGTACGAAGCGATGCTGGAGTCGGAAGACTCAAGTAACGATTCGGTGCGTTCTCCATCTCAATCTCTTGATATGGAAAGGGCGTTGTAGTTGCTGTTTTAGAAATAGGCATTAAAGTCCTCCGCCCGGTTGTCCACCTTGTTGTCCGCCGCCAGTTGGTGCCTTACGAATCTTAACTGTACTGTGAGCTTCTCTTGCTGCTCCAATACGCTTAAGTCTATCAGACATATCTCCAGCCTTCGGATTCGAAGGGTGACTAATCAATTTATGAAGATCCACTTTCGGAGCAGCCGGTTGCGCAGGTGCGGCAGCCGGTGCAGCTGATTGTGGAACTGCATTCTGTGCAGAATACTTCTTCTGCGCTTGACGCACTTCCGTAGGGATTGCATCTTGGTTCTTCATAGCTGTCATCTGCAAGCCGCGGATCTTGTTTGCGGCGTGAGTTGCAAAGCTAGCTTTACCTGGATTTTCGTGGTCATAGTCATTCATCGCTTGGATAAGACCATGCATACCGGCCTCATGAAGCATCGAGTGATCGATCTCTGGGTGGTTTGGGTCGAGACCAAGGCGAGAAATTGTCTTCTTCGCATTCATCCCAATCAAAGGATAGTAGTGCTGGAAGAACTGTTCAAACTTAGGATCTTTAGAAGGACCTTCGCCGAGGATGCGGTTGAGATCGCGTGAAGAGCCTTCGTTGAATTGACCCATCTCATCGATGTTGCCAACCTTCTTGCCCTTCTTGTCATAATCTTTCGCATACTGCTTAATGAAGTCTTGGTTGCCCATAGCGAATGAAGAAGCAGGATCCTGCTTCACAGTTGCTTCGGTACCAGATTCACCTTTAGTTCCGCCAGCGTGTTGCATACCTTCTTCAACACTGTAGCCTTCGCCACCATGTCCGCCACCAGAGATGATGTTACGAATCTGAGCATCTTTAGCTGCAGCATGAACATCACGGTGACCCTTACCTTTTTGGTGAGCCTCAGCGTGAGAACTTAATGCATTCTTCAAGTGTTCAGGATTCTTAGATGACCATTCCTTCTCGAAATTGTCGTCCATCTCCATCTGTTGAATAGGGTCAGCGTTCTTGTATTGGTCTGACGACGTCAAAGCGTTGTATGCCGACTTACGATCTTTGTGAGCGGCGTTACGAGCTTCAATGATGTTACCATGGCGAGCGAGCTCTGGGTTTCTAGACGGATCGGCCTTAAGAGCTTGTGCTTCACGAGCACGTTGCTCCCAAGGACGAGTGTAAGAGCGAAGTGCGCTTAGTTCTTCTCGCGACGGCTGGTTGAACCGGCTTTTCTTTTTCGGCTGCTCCGATGCTTGCGCTTGCGGAGCGGCTTGCTGTGCGGCAGCTGCTGGAGCTTCTGCTCCGGCTTGCTGAGCAACTTGCTCAGGGACTTCATCGTCTCCGAGATCTTCTGCAATGCCTTTTTGATGAGCATCTTCATCCTCATCATCACCGTATTCTTCATATTGGCCTCCTTTGCCGTACTCTGGATCATTTTCCTTGAGCCAGTCATCCGCGCCCGACTCTTTGTCGTCCGGATCAATCTCGCTGAAACCTTCACCGAGATCATTATCTTCATCATTGTAAGCTTCGTCATTGGGATCATACTCATCAGACATTTTCTGACGAGCCTTCAACAACTCTTCTTTAGCTGCAGCTAACTTCTTAACCAGTTCATCTAGTTTAGACATTACTTGCCTCCAAATTTAGCACGAAGCTCTGGCGGCAAGTGTGCCGCAAGGTCAGGTGCCAAACCAGCAGGTTTTGGTTGTGCCGTTGGAGCTGGTGCTGGAGATGTAGGTGCCGGCGCCGGAGCTTCAGCTTGCGCTGGAGCTGCTGGTGCTGCTTGCTGTCCACCAAATTTTGCTGCAAGCTCTGGAGGCAACGCTGCCACATCTACTTTACCTTTAGCTTTGTGCGGCTGATCAAGAAGGTTGAGACCTTCAAAGTGATGACCAGGTTTTTTCTTACCGCGAGACTTGAAAGCCTCAGGATCTTTCGCGTGAGCTTCTTTCAAACTTTGCATCCACTTTGCATTGTGCTCTGAGCCATGCCAGTCAGTCATCTTCTGTGCGAATTCGTTCATTTGATCTGGCGTCAAGCTGTCTTGCTTGTCTTCTGCAAATCCATGAATTGGATGTTCATCGAACGGGTGAGGAGTAAACTTGTCTTGTGGATCTACATCCTGCAAGTGCAAGTAGGCTTCTTTAGCGTCGATCTTAGCGGGACTTCCCAATTGAATCTCTTCAAATGGGTATCCACCCTTGTGAGGTGATTTCTTAGAGTCGCCGTGCTCTTCGTGTGGCGCCATTTCCAAATAACGATAATCCGGAACAGAACGTGGGTTCTTATCGCGGCTAACGCTGTTCAAACGACGACGGAGACCTGTGGTACCTTCTTTAAGTTTACCAGTCTCAGGGCGACGCTCTGTAGATGTATAGTTTGTTTCCCACGGTTCAGTAGGAATGTAATCGAGTCCGAGTTGTCCACCAGAGTGCGCGCCTGCGCGAGCTGCCAAGTGCATCATCGGAACGATCTTATTTAAGTGCTGATCCGCGACATCGCGTTTGCCAGCCTTCAGTGCAGAACGATAGTGATTGATATGGTGTGCTAACGCATCGCGCATCATCTCAACGTCTTTGTTCTTCATCTGGTTGCCATAAGAAGTAACAGCACCGTTCGCAGAACGTCCCATAGACGCTTGCGGACGTGCCATCTTTTCAAGAGACTCAAGCACCTTTTCGGCGATGATCTCGTCTTTCATGACATCAATAATTGTCTGTAACGTAGGGTCGTTAGCTGCTTTCTTAAGAAGTAACTCCCTGAAACCTTTCAGTTCCATGTTAACTCCTTAGATTCTGCGACCAGCGTCTCTAGCTACTTGTACGAATTGTGAACCAGTGATAACAACTGTAACTTGGTTTGCTTGTTTTGTAACAACACCAGTTGTAGTTGGATCAGTCTGGACAGGTTGGCCAGCGCCAGCATTGAAGATGAGGATTTCGCCGGTTGTCATTGTTGCAGCGAGAACACCATCAATGGTAACTGTACCAGTCGCTGCAGCGCGAACGCGGAACGATTGATAAGGCATCAACTGGAGTGTTCCAGCAGCACCAGAGAGTTTCTCTTCCCAGACCATACCAACTTCTGATACGCGAAGGGCTTCGTTTGCTAAATTGCTTGTTTTCACTGTGTCTCCTGCGTTAAAAACGACCAGGGTCACCATTCGCGCATACGCAACGAAGAGGGTCAACCCCAGCCACTACAGGATCCATTATACACTGGAACGAACCTGAAATTTCAGGTTCGGGAAGCTTACTTCTTAAAGATCTCGAAGAGCGACTTTTTAAGTCGGTTCTTAGCGGAAATACCTAGTGGGGCCAGCATGTTCTCGTACTTGACTACCTCAGCCCAGGCCTCTTCTTCAGAGGGCCAGTTATAGTCCTCTTTTGCCTCTACCTCGATGAACCGCTTCTTCTCGTTGAGGTTCTCATCGTAAACAACATAATAAACTAGGACAGCCTTCTCAAGGAATGCGATCTTGCAGGTCTTAAAGATAGAGAAATTCTTCTTGTATCCTAGAAGACCTGCAAACGCCTCAATAGCGCCACTAGACTTACCGTCCGTCGGCACATTGACTTCGACCCGGTTATTGTTATTTGCATCGGTTGTTTTCCGTTTGATAGTGAGCTCTCCCATGTGGTCATGGTAACGGTATCGGATGAACTCGTCTTTGTCGTTAGTGAAATAATCATCATACGAACTCACCATCATCCAAGAGGGTTTCAATGGCTCAACGAGCTTGATGAAATCATTCATGTCGATATCATCGGCACCATATTTTGTCTCAAGCTCTTTGAATTCCATATTCCGTCCTTACGCCTTAGGCGTTGCCATCTTAAGAGAAGCACGCTTCTCTTTTGTGAACAAGTTAGCCTTATCGCGATGTTCAGCACCACACTGTTTACACTTGTGCTTCTGGAACTTGCCAGAAGACGTGTAATAGAAGCCGTTCTTAATGAACGTAGTGCTTCCACACTTACAGACGTGATCTTCTTCATCGTGATAGAGGTTGAAGTTGATGCTATTGTCCCAAGGAATGAGTTTCGTGTAGAGCTCTTCTAAAGAGAGAACATCATACTTGTTGTAGATTTCCATCTCTTTCCACGCTTCAAGGTTGCCCTTCAAGCACTCAGTCCACATCTCATGGCCCGGGAATTTCTTGTGTTTCAATTTCTTGTATTGAGTATTGAGCTTATCGGTCATATACTCGAGACGATTGCTTGTGAAACCAAAGATCTTAGATGCGATGATCTTCGTATCGATATGCTTGACACTGCCTGGGGGTTGGAAACCTTGCATGATGAAGCGTGCGTTGAGCTTCTTCATATCGAACGACTTGCCGTTCTGTGTGATCAAGATGTCTGCTTCGTTGATGAGTTCCCAGATACCCTTGAGAAGGTCTTTATCGTCTTCAACATTTTTAGCGTTGCGTTGATCGGCGTACATCACCTTGTTCGGTGCATCGCCAAGCCATTTTGCACTCCAGCTGAGGACGTGCCAGTCGGCGACGATTTGGTTCAGGGAAACGTTGTTCTCCCAGAGACTCCAGACGTGAGCGATGATCGGTGCGGTTTCGATATCAAAGATCAAAACCTTAGGACCAGCTAGTTTAGGCGGAGCTGGTTTCTTTGCGCGTTTAGCCATTACTTGTTCCCCAATCCGAGAGCCGTTAGGATCTCGTTGTGTACTTCTTCGATTGATTTGCCGTCAACATCTATTCTAACAGTATTAAAGCTTTCACTCATGAAATCCATGCTATGGGACACCTGAGTGATGAAATCGTTGCCTTTAGATTCCATTGCATCGCCTGCAGTGAATTCTTGCTTTGCAGCCTGTGCTTTCGCTAGGCCTTTAAGAGAATCACCACGGAGATATAGTACATGATCGTATATTTTCGTAGCCGAGGGAGGAAAGATGTTGGCATTGTTATCTGCAGCGTCAACGACTTCGTTTGACAGCTGTTGCAGAAAACCATAGATATTTCCGCATCCTGTGCCGTACGCATATCCACTAAGGATTCCACGGTCTTGGATGATGTAGTCGTACTTATCGAGATTAGGTACGATGAGTTTTTCTAAGTGAATAGATCGAATTGCTTGTGAGATAAACTCGCGTGCTGGACGCGTCAGTTGTTCATCGTATTGCTTGTCCAGCATGATCCCTCGCAACAACATCGTCAGCGGGAGAAGATCAGTGCCTGGTTCTTTTGTTTGCAATACGGAGAATCCTCGTGATTTGAGGGTATCAACTAGCAGTTTCGTTTGTGTTGTTTTACCAACGCCTTCTGTGCCTTCGAGACAAATATAACGAGCTTTCATGCTCATCATTATACAGAGGGTTAGAAATTACAGGTTTTTCTTAAGTGCAGCGAAGAGATCGTAGAGTGTATCAATGCTCTTTGCAATCTTAAGAGGTTGCGAAGCAGACGGAGCAACAGCGCTTCCTGCTCCAGGAGGCTTGATGTCCGCAGCGACTGGCGCTGGTGCAGCAGGTGCTGCAGCGACGGCTGGTGCTGGAGCAACCTTCGATGCGTGCCAATCGCGAGTCATCTGTTGTTGTTCAGGAGACATAGCAGCCCAAGCTTCCTTGAACTTCACTGGATCAACTCCGTGATGTGCAGAAAATTCAGTATGGAAATTATCTTCTACAGGGGCAGCTTGAGGAGGTGCCGCTGCAGCTGGCGTTTGCGGTGCTTGTTGTTCGGGAGTTTGTGGCGCTTGCTCAGGTGCAGCGGCGGGTTTTGGTTGACGCTTACGAGTGTTGAGCTTTGCAGCCGAACCAGTCTCAGAGATCGCTTTAACGTTCTGAGCAGCCAGTTCTTTCATTTCAGGAGTTGCATTTGGATCTTTAAGAATAGCAGCATTGCGTAAGAAAGCGCGGATTGCTCCACGGTTTACGTTCTTAAAAAGCTCTTCTACTTCTTGAAGTTCCATCATAGTTCTATTCTACCATGTAGGGGAAATAGAAAAGGCCCAGCCGAAGCTGAGCCTTTTCATTTTAAGCAACCTTACGATTGCCTAAAATCACTTACCAACGTTCTCGAAGAGACAGTTGAAGCGAGGAGTGTATACGAACAACGCGCCGTACATGACGATCGCGAATTCGAGAGCAGTTGTTACGATCGCGAAGTTGATCTTCGAGAGCGGAGCCAATTGCTTGAACTTCATGCACTCAGCCGACATATCGAGAAGGAATGCTTCACCGAGTCCAGCTTGTTTGCGGCCAGCCATGACGTAAGTCGTGTTACCAGCTTGTGCGAAGTTACCAGCAAATTTCTCAGAACCAACCGCGCCGCCTGGAGCCGAAAGGTACACTTTCATGTACTTAACGTTTGCAGGCATACCAGAGACAGTCAAAGTGATGTTTTGACCAGCAGTGATAGTTGCTGCAGCAGCTTGAACAGGGATCGATTCACCAGCGTCGTTAACCAAAGTAACTTTGATTTGGTAAACGCCAGCAGCGAGACCTGAACCAGTACCTGTAGCTGCCGAAGCAACTGCGAGAGCACCTGGTTGTGGAGCTTGTGCAGAAACCGCAAGAGCACGAGCACCTGCGCGAGGGCGCAAGAACAAGTTAGGCTTGAAGTCTACTGTTCCAGCAGTTGTCGTCATCTTCGAAACATCGTAACCAACAGTTTGGTTAGAAAGGCCCGGAGCTGAACGGAACTGAGGATAGAACTGCTTTACGAACGCTGACAAAGCAGCTGGTTCGATGTGGAGTTCCGAAGGAGAACCGAAGTTTTCCAACGCGATAACCGCGAGGCGTTCGATATCGTCTTGAGCGATAACGTTACCACCGAGGTCTTGTGCGATCGAAGCTGCGTCGCCGTAGCCTTCGAAGTCACCAGAGCGCATCAGAACATCTGCGTCGCCTTTTTTGAGCTGTTGCAAAAGACCCGACATTGCGATCGAGTTTTGTGGCAAATCAGCTGGCTGACCAGAGTTTGAACCATCGAGACGGTTAATGAAGTGAGCGTGACCCCAGTACATTTCGCGTTCAACGTTCTTCAGAAGGTGCATAGTACCTTCTTTAGCTTGTTGTGCAACGATGTCGCCAACAGTTGTACGAACCAATGTCATTTGGTGAGAGACTTTACGACGTGTACCGAAGAACACGATCTTTTGTCCGTCACGAACGTACGTCGAATCTTCTTCGATCGGCGCTCCACCTTCACCAATGTAAGGTGCAGAGTCAGAACCGTACGAAATCAAACGATTGTACTGTTCGAACAAGTTGTAAGCTTTGTCTACCGAAATAGCAGGCCACATTTTCAAGTTCTTCATGTCGAAAGTAACACTCTTAAGTGTTGCTTCGAGAGATTCTGCTTGAAGGACGCCACCGTAAGTGAGGTCCGTTGGTTTACCTGCGCCGCCGTAGCCAGCTGTGATTGCTTTGTTCAAGTTTTCGATGTCTGCTTGTGACACGAGACCTTGATCTAGCCCTGAAAGAATTTGATTAACTGAATCAGTCATCATTTTCGCATTCTCCTTTGATTACGAAATCTCGTATTTTTTAGCGATATGTTGAAGGTCTTGTCCCATTTCAGCTTTGGTGATGTCCAAAGAATCCACGCGAGTACCTGATTTTTTTAATTCAAATAGCTTAGAAGCTACTTGAGCTTTTGTGAGAGGTTCAGAAGCGCCTTCGTCTGCTGATTTCAACAGAGGAGTAGCGCGTGCAGTCATTCCTTTAGGAGCAACTGGCTGATCCGCGATCTTGTTAACAAGGTCGAGAATTGTAGACAGTTTTGCTTCAAGAGGAGCAACACGTTGTTCAACGAAGCTCTTCATCAGAGTTTCAGAATCTTCCAAAGACTTCTTCATGTCAGCAAGTTCAGCGAGTTCGCCAATAGCTTTACGCTCTTTAGCCTCGTGTTCTTCGCCGCCTTTAGCGTCTTTGTCTTTCTTCTTCTTGTCTTCGTCTTTGTCTTCTTTTTTGTCCATGTCTTCAGCTTTAGCGGCTGTTTCGTTCTCGCCTTTTGCAGCGGTCTCGTTTTCGCCTTTTTTAGCTTCGTCCATGTCTTTTTCTTTATCGTCTTCTTTGTCTTCTTTAGCATCTTCAGCTTTTTTAGCGTGAAGATCGCCATTAGAAGGCTTTCCGTCGATGCCGTCGCCCGGACCTTCGATCTTAATCTCAGAAGCCGCGAATCGTGATTTACGCAATTCGTCGAGTTCCATGAGAGTCTCATCGATAAGGTCTGTTAAGCTTTTAGTTAATTTGTTATCCACGATCGTCTCCTTTCGTCAATTGAATTGTTAAAATTACTGACCAAGGCCGATGATATCGCTGTGACCACGGATTGTGCCGAGGTCTGCTTGAGCATTGTCAAGCAACTGAATGTCGTTAGCGAGTGCAGCGCACATAGCCAAGACTTTAGCAGCAACAAGGCTGTCGACAAGCGTGTCTACCGAAGTAGCAGCTGCGCCAGAGATCGTTACTTTACCTGGGTTACCAACGCCAATTCCGAGGAATGGGCTTACAGTCGAGTCAACACCACCAACAACGGCAGGGCTGAAAACAGCGTTTGCATAACCGATAGTGAGATCGTTCGATCCATTTTCGATTACAACAGCGGTTTGACTCTCAGAATTAACTGTGAGTCCAAGCATTTTGGCGTTACGAGCCAGCTTGTGAAGAATAGCAGCAGAATTTGCCATGAGGGTTATCTCCTTTTAACTTTGAGTTTGAACTCAATATTGTTCTAATATACCACGTGCCTTTACTTAAACACGTAGCCGTTACTTCTTGTTACCTTGCATGGCACTAGCAAGCTTTTCGAAACTCATGCCATGACCACACTCCCTACATTTTACCTGGTGCTTTGAGTGGACTTGCTCTTTTCCACAATTATCACAACTAATATATTTTAAGCCAGGGCGACCCTGCTCTAAAGATTCAGTTTGAATGACTGCTCCACTTGTTGCTGAAGTAGGGGCTCCAGCTCCACCATATCCAGCAGTCATAGCTTTGCTAAGCGCCGGTTTTCGTTCTTGATTTTGAGGATTAAGCTTCTCGTAATGAGCCATTACTTCCTTAACATAAGGATTAGACTCGAACGATTTCTTTCCACCAGACTTGTATTGATTCCAAGAGCCTTTGAGACCATGAAGCCAAGCGTAAGCTGCTTGTTGGTCACTCTTAGTCTTGCCTTTATTGCGGTTATATAGAGATACCGCAAAGTCAGCATCAGCCTGTGGATCGCTATTAAATGCTTCAGTGAATGCCGCATGGTTCTTATGAACGTCTTTAGCAGCTTCTGCAAGCTTAGGGTATTTCTTAGCAAGCTCAGGATCTTTAGCGATAGCAAATGCAGCAGTGAGCGGCATCATACCGTAAGCACCACCAGCAGACATGCCTTCGTGCATCGATTTGCCTTTGCCACTACCGATGCCATAAAATTCATTGAGAACTTTACCGTCGATCTTAGGGTGCTTGAGGTTCTTGCCGCCCTGAGATTCGACAGCACCGATAGCACCGAGAAGCGGATACTTCTTCGACACATCAGCGTAAACAGATTCGTGTGTTGCTTTTGGCGTTGCAGCAGGTGTAGCCTGTTGTGCAGCGGCAGGAGCTTGAGGTTCTGGTGATTGAACTGCTGAAGGCGCCATGGCCATCGCAGCTCCCATACCAGCAGCAGCTAATGCGTTCTTAACGCCAGCTTTTTCAAGCTCTTCTTGCTTCAAAGCAGCCATCTGTTCTTTAATCTGTTCGAGATTATTATGGATTTTCTGCTTAAGAGCCTTCTCTAAGATCTGCTTCTTCGATGGAATCGTGATTTCTCCCTCGATACCGAGGTCCTTCATCAATTCAACGAGTTTAGTGAGGTTGTTCTGTACTTTCGTAGCAGACGCGTCACGAGCGATATGGCGGAATGATGGAACATTCGTCTCTGCCAAGTGCATTACGGATTTGATGAGTTGCATATCTGCTGCCTCATCATATTGCGACTTCTTCATTCCTGTTGGCTCAACGAGTGTGTTGTTGTTAGCCGGAGTGAATGTCAATGCAACTGAATGGATCTTTGTACGTGCGAGAAGTGTGGGATCGGAGATACCACGTGCGATAACGCCACCCTCAACTGAGGCTTTCAGCTGGAGAGGAGTGTCTGACTTGTGGATGTTACGAAGGATGGCAGCAGCAGCGCGTGCGTTAGGGTGATCCTCGTCATCATATAAATAGCCCTTAACGTAAACGAAAGGAGCTTTGACTTTGTCCCAGTAGTACTCGTGACGAGCATTATCGCAATCTTCTTTCTTGAAGATCTTCTTGGCGCCAGTAACTCGACCGATAGCATTGAAAAAGCCTTTGCCGTGGTTGTCATTAAGACGTCCACGACCAGCTTGCAATTCAGAGATATCAGCTCCTTCAACGGAGAGCATCTCGCCCTGGGTGTCCCGAAGCTGGGAGCCAGCAATCATGTCAATTTCAAGGGGTTTCTTAGCCATACCATAGATTATACTATGGAACTGAGTTGGATCTAGCGGTAGATCTTGTAGTCAGGGCTATCAGAGTCCATGACGACCTGTTCCCCGTTCTTCTTAAGTTCGGAGAAGGTACTGTGGTCTCGCATCTTGCCGAGAGCAGTCTTTTCAATCTTTTTAACTGTATCGACAGAGACGTTTAGAAGGGCAGCCAACTCTATATCAGAGACTGACTTTTCTGAAGTGAACTTAGCAAGATACTCAAAGAAACAATAATGAGCTAGTTGGTGGTCTACTGCCCAGGGACATCCGGGCAGTAGGGCCTCTTCTTCTTCAGTAAGCTCACGGCCTGCATTGCGAATTGCTTTTAGGCGCATCACGGCAAGCGGACACCAGCTGTCCGGCACTTCTTCGAGACGTCTAGGACATCTCTCGTCCATTTTGGAAGCTGGTGTATCTGACATTAGTGAGTGGCCTCAGCTTGAGCCTCGACCGGCGCTGGATTGCGAATTCCAAGGAGTTCAACAGTATGTTCGAGACCGTTGAGTTTTGCTTGAACCTTTGCACCAACTTTTTGACCAGTGAGAGCAGTAACCAAGTCTGGAACGCCAGATTCAGAGAGCTTGATGCGTGAACGCAAGATACCGCGGTCAGTTCCTTGCTCGTCTGTTGCAGACGTAGTGAATACCACCGTGCTGTCTGCGCCAACAACATCAGCGTTTACAAGATTATCTTTCACATCTTGTTTTGCTGCTGCTTCGTTGAAATCAACGAGGCGTTGTTGGTTAGCGAGGTTGTTGAGGTCGTCTTGGTTAAGACCTAACTGTTTTACAACCGCGTTGTACTTATATTGAAGTTCATAGAGCTGATTGAGAGCTGCACCAACGTCATCTGACATCGATTTAACGCTCTGCATCAATTGCTGAGTCATCATCTGAGAGATGCGACCAGCCATCGCTGTGTTTGCCAGCTCAGTTTTCAACTCTGAAAGTTGATCTTTCTTTGATCCCTGAGGCGGGACACGGAAACCTTTACTCATTAGTTAACTCCTTTATCGTTAGCTCTTTTATACATCAGTTTATAGAACTTAATCTCGTCTTGGGTCAAAGATAGTTCAGGGGAATCGCTGCCGCCGAGAAGTCGACCTAATTTAGCGTTCAGGAAGTGGCGGACTTCATTCTCAATGTCATCATAGATCAAACCCTTTGTTTTAAGGATTCTTTTTGAGAGGATATCGCTAACAGCGTTTGCAACTTCCAGCTTATGCTGTTCTGGGGACTTTCCCGGTGGATATTTAGCTCCCGTAGAAGATACAACAGGTTGCCCGTCGAGTACAGTTGTTGTGGTGTTCTTTCCATCAGATGTAACCTGCAATGTTTTAGTCTCCAGAGCTTCTGCTTTGTTTTGATCTACAAATGCCTGTGCATCTGGAAACTGCTTCAAGAATGTTTGGAGCGTTACTTTTTCAAATCCATATTGCTGCGCCATCGATGAATAGAGACCACGCGCTCGGGTGAACTGCGCGCGATCTAACGGTTCTTTATTGTCGACGCAACGTTGCCAATGGGCCTTAAGATCGTCGTCAGTCATCCAGATCCGTTGAACACCTACAGAAGCTTCTACTTCGCGAATAGCTTCGATCGCCTCTTCATCGAGGAGAGGCTTGCGACCGAAGATTTGTGGCCAGATCAATTCGCCATAATGAGTGCGGTCAAGGACGATGTCCTTGTTTGATCCAGAAGAAATAAGTTCAATAATGAACTGAAGGTAATCGTCAGCGTTCGTGCCCTTTGGTGGGGCAGACATGTGAATCTTCTCAAAGCCAATACTTTCAAAGTAATTGGCGATAGTAGATTTGCCTGTGCGATCTAAACCTTCGAGTAATACTACAGACATGTGATCTCCTATACGAGGAGATTATACAAAGAATGGTCGGAACTCTGCGATCATGTCCATGAGGGACTGATTGCTGATAATCTCTAGACGATATAGTACTCGGAGAACATGAATGTGGGCGAGATAGAAGTGGTTATCAACTATCTCGCCTCGGAATACGTAGAGATTACTCATCCATCTGATTAAGTGGATTTGCTACAACTTTGCCGCCGACATTGGACGCTTTGGTTGCGCCAAACTGTTTTGCGGAATCAAGAAGGGGATTTCCTTTGCCGTGAGCAACTGCGTCTGCAGCGGCTTGAGCTTTAAGTTGTTCCATCTCCATCTGATGCTTCTCAGTATCACGCTGGTGAGCTGCTTCTTTATGACCATGCTCTTGCTGTTGCATAGCAGCTTCTTGTTGTTGCTGCTGAGCTTCTTGCTGAGCTTGAGCCGCTTGTGCAGCTTCTTGTTTCTTAGCGTTATCGATAGCCAAGAGAGACTGTTGCCAGTTCATGAACATCGGATCGCCAGGAATGTATTGGAGTTCGCGACGCTCTGAAGCACCTTTGTCACCAAAGAAGAACTCACGGATCTCGCCACGAGTGTAGTTCTTCTCGACGAGAGCCCAGAACGCTTGGTTCATTGGGAGGTCAGCAGCCGGAGTCTTAATCTTCTCTTTCTGAGACTGTACAAGCAAGTCATTCATTGACTTCCACACAGTCATCTCAGCCTGCATCTGAGCGATCTCAGTTTGCGGCGTCTCATCAGTGTAGCCAGTGAAGATGAACTTATATTTATCAGCGATACCTTGGTCAATAGCAGGGAGGATCTCACCGTTGATGAGGTCTTCCATGTACATCAAGATAGGGTAAAGACCACGCTCACGCGAGTAAGCGATCTTGTACTCGTTATTTGATTGCTGCGCCGGCGACTTACCATTCGCTGAAACGAGATAGTCAAGTCCGATTTCTACGGGATCAATCTGGAACTGGGCACATAGAATACGCATCAAGTGGTTGTTGAAGTTGATGTATTCCATCTCCTTCGCCGAACCAGACATTGGTACCCATTGAACTTCATCAAGACCGGCAACAATCGGCGTTCTCCACGCGTGTTGTTGACCGGAGATGGTGTTGTAGAACTGACGACGGAAGTTCATTAACTGACCTTGCGTCACTGTTCCCTTCAAGTGAAGAACACCACGCGCAGCATAGCCATGGGTAAAGAAGTTAGAGTTGTAGTTCTCAACGTTCAAGTGATTGGTAACGTTGATGATTGCCATCTCCAAAGGAGAGTAGCAGTAGCCGTTCGAATCCGCGAAGTTCTGCGGATTGAAGTTCTTCCAGATAAGATCTTCGTCACCGAAGTAGTTCAACGGCTGCATATTGAAAGAGACCTGGACATATTTCCAGTAATCGTTCTCAGCTTGGTTGACAACTTGATCTGTACGTGGATCGTTGTTCGAAAGCGGCTGATGGTATGTTTGCTGAGCAGCAGCATCCATCTGTTTAATCTGTTCTTTAGATGCGCGCTTGTTTACTAAGTAAGTGTTCTCAGCTGGAAGCGGTCTGAAGCGGTGTAAGCCACCTTTACGTGTCTTAACCTTTTCGATCGCTACGTGACCAAATGTAAGAGCGTCGCGAACCGTAAGCTTCAGGAATTCACCGAAGAGCATGCGGTCTTCTGCAGGTACGTTCTCTTGACGACCACAGTGATACATGAAATCTTCAAGAGCTTGAATCTCTTGCATTTCATCTGGGCTGTATTCAGCGTTGTGATCTTTCTTTACGAAGCGGAAACCCATCTCATGGCGACGGTGTTCAGGGCGCGAAAAGCGAAGAAGGGTATCAACACGAGCTTGGATAATAGAGGAAACGAGCCAGTCACGAATCGACACTTCTTTGAGTGACTTGTTCGTGATGCGGGACATCTTGTGCTTGAAGTTAACGTTCTGACCGAACTGTTCGAAGTAAGGGTCATCGATGAGAGCCTTACGACCGATCATCTCGCCAGAGTTCTTCTCGGGGCCATCTGGGAGAACGTCGCCAGTATAAGCGCCTGTAACCATGTTACTAGGGGCTGATTGTGCAGGCTGATCTGCCTCTAAAGAGACACCGTCGGCCTTCAAGAGCTCGCCGATCTCGCCTTTTACTCTATTTTTGATCCAGTCATCATACCAAGCCAAAGTGCACCTCTATCTACCCATTCTACCTTAAAAGGACCATAAGAAGCCGCCCTGACTTCCGGTACCATCGTCATCGTCATCTAGCGCCGTCTTATTACCGATCTTTCCTAACTTAGAGGCATCTTGCTCATTCTGTTGGAAAGGGATACCGTTGCTAGCTGCAAATTCTGAGGCTGTGGGTGTACGGCTGAAAGAGCCGTTGCTGTCTTTAAGACTTTCTGCATTATCAAAGTCAAGTCCGCCCCCGAGAATGATGTTGGATTTGCCCAACAGCAAAGAGAGCGGATAACGAAGGGCGTCAAGCCAGTGATCGTTATCGGTATCCGGAACATCGGTTACGATGCCGGCCGCATCAGTCTTGTAGTGATACAGACTGAATTCGTTAACGATGTGCTGAGTTGTTTCCTTAGCCAGGAACAGCTTCGCTTCCATGCCCCCAGGGACCTTAAGAAGCTTTTTGATGACCTGGATACCAGACATAATCTCTGGCTTCTTGGCATCGTTAGCTACCGGGAGACCGGCCTTCTGCATCTCTTGAATAGCGCCTTGGTCAGCTTGGTCAGGAACATATAGCTGAACGCGGTACTTGAGATGGTACTTAGTCTTAATATGGTGGATCCATGTAGGAGTAGAGATCTGAGTCATACCGTCGGTCTTGACGATGTAGACGTTATCTCTCTTATCCATGAAGAAGAAGACTACCGTGTTAGGTGACGAGTATCCCCAGTCAATCCCTGCGTAGCAAGGGAGCTGCATCTCATGGCACTTCTTAACGAACTGGTCATGTGTACATTCGCCTGGGTAATCTTTACCCGTGAGGATGAACCACATTTGGTTCCAATCCTTCATGTGGGTCTTCTCGTCGAACTCGCGATAGATGATGCCTTCAACTGAAGGCTTCAAGTTCATGAGCTGAGCAAGCGCCCAGTCAGCTCCGCCGGTCTTAACCTTTTGAATTAAGTCGACATCAAGATTTTTAAGCATCGGCGACTTAGACGTTTGATTCTTAGCGTCTGTCAGACAGATAGAGAAGATAGGGCACTTTGCACAGCCGGTGTAGCCTTCGTGCATTGTGTAGTCTTTTTGCTTGACTTTATCTTTCATCATGTACTCAGCGTCTGTGAGTACTTCCATCTTGTCTTGGTTAACCCATAAAGGGATCTTCTCGGTACCAGAACGCTCGTCGGTGCAGCGCTCCATGAACTCGAATGCAGTCCAGCGACGAACTGTACGTCCTTCTGCTTCTGCGTTTTCGATCTGGCGGTTCATCAATCCGTAACGAGTCTTACGTGTTGAGATACCGACACGAAGCGCTTCTTTGCCGTTACGAGAGTCAAGCATACCGTTGATCTCGGCAAAGGCTTTAACACCTTCACCGGAAACGGTATCGATCTCATCGACAACCACTAAA